GTATATCACGTAAATATGCTTGTGACCTACCTACTTGCATTACTTGTCCAGGAACTAAAGCATTAGCACCAGAAGCTATAACAGACCATTTACCTGAAGGTCCAAATGTTTGAAATAAAGCATCTAATCCTGCAAATGCCCATACACCGTATTGAACATCGCCTGGTTTAGTACCACCTGGAGCAAAACCTGCTGTTAATAAATCACCAATAGTCATTTTCATGTTTTTTTCCATATCTTCAGGTTGATATTTTTCATAAAGTTCAGTCCATAAGTCAGCTTCTTTTTTAACTCTTAAATTTACAACTTCATCTTCAATATCGCCTAGTGATGAATAATCAGGATTGACTCCATTTACTGCTAATGCAACTACAACATCAGTTGGTAACGCAGTGTACTGGTCACTAATTTTTTGTATGTTATTAAATATTTCACTTTGACCTTCAAAAGCAACTTTATAGTTTTTTATTTGATTTTGTGCAAGTTTGTTTGCACGATTAAATTCATTTTCTTTAAAATAATCTTCTATGTAATAGCTTCCCATTACACGTTCCTGTTGTTTATTAACTCCAAGATTATTGGTGAAGGGTTTGTTTGATATAAAGCTTGTAAAATTATATCTGTATTATCAGAAATTATAGTAGGTGTTTCTCCAGCTCCTATTGGTACACCTGCTGTTATAGGTTCATTTGGATTTTCTGTTGGTGCAAACACATTTGGAGGTGCAATAGATTGTGTTTTAGGCAAACCACCACCAGCAGATACTTGTTCTTCAATAGCTTTTCTTTGACCATAGTCTCCACCAGATGCAGCTGCAGGTGCTGAAGCATTGCCATCTGTTCTTTGACTTAATGCACCAGGACCAGATACAGCATTAGAAGTATTAGCAGTAGGTTGCCTATATCCTCCACGTCTACTTTTTGCCATAAAAATCCTTAGTTATAAAAATAATAATACCTTCTGCTGGATATATAATGTTTTGTACATCTTCAGATAGTACATCAAATTCATCTTGTACACCGTATTCGTTATACACCATATCCCAAAATTCGTTTTCTACGTATTCTTCCATCATTACAAACCAAATGCTTCTGATATGGATGGAGGGGCTTGTGGTGGCAAGCCCTGACCACCCAACATTTGTTGTTGAATCATTGCTTCCTGCTCTGGTGTCATACCAGGTTCTTCAGGAGTATAAAATTGTTTCATAATATCAGTTATAGCATTCGGTTGCTCGTAGATTGCTATAGCTGCCATTGTTGCAGATGGGTCACCTTGTGCTGACCTAGCTAATATAGAATCAAATAAAACACCTTCTGCTTTATTTTTTCTAATACGCTCTTGTACTTTTTGTATATTTTCTAAACCATCTATGTTATCTTGTAAAGTTTCTGTGTCTATAACACCAGCTTGTAATAATTGCAAACCAGTAACTATTTTCTGTGGTTCATCAAATCCTGCCATAACTCCATAGATACGTCTTGTTCTTAAGTCTCCACCTATATCTTTTAAAGGTTGATAGTTTTCAGAAAAAGCAGAACCGTTAATATAACCTATCATAGGTTTTTTTGTCACACCTGTTGTGTATGCTAGAACAACATCCATTTCTAATCTTTTAGCATCCATTTCAACAATTGCGTTTTTAATAATTTCTCTGTACTCGTTTATCATTAATGACATTGCGCCATTAAGTTCTTGTAAACCAGCTCCTGTTACAAACGAATTAGGTGACTGCGCATCATCAGTAACAGGATAACCACCAACAAGCCTCAATTGTCTTTCTAATCTATCCACTTGTTGGAACAATTGATATGGCATGTTATTTTGTGGTTTGCTGACCTGTGTACCTGGTGACAAATAGTTAACGGCAAATCTACCTTTTCTATATTGTCCAGACTCTAGTTCACCAGAAATGTTTGTTTCAGTAAATACTGCATCTTCCATAGCGATAGCAGACATAATGTTTATCTTTGCCATCATACCCATAAGACCTATGACATGGTCATACTGTCCTTTAAGTTGGTCAAAAGAAATACGTTTCATAAACACAAACGGTGGAGTAGAAAGAACGTTTGGTATAAAATCTAAAATTAATTTACGTTCAGGAAATACTATGTATGTACCACCTTGGTCATAGTATTCTATTATTCTTAATCCAGCTCGTGTGTTATCTTCCCAATCCTGTGCGTTGTTTGTATCATAACTTAAAAATTCTGTAGGAACAGGTGTATAATCTTCTCCTGTTTCATCATCATCTTTTCTCATGATTTCATCTTTAAACTCAGGATAAATTTGTGCAAGTTTATATCTTGGCACTCGTCTAAGAACTGCTAGTTCTCTAGGTTGTTGGTCAGGACCAAAGTTTCCAGGAAAAGTATCATACGGGTCTCTTAGTTCTGCACTAGGATACACGTAACCATTACTGTCAACTTTAGTTGATATTACCCAAGCACAATAACCATAACCTGGTAACCATCTAGATGCTTGTGCTAACTGTCCTGTTAGATTTTGTGTTGCATCATAAGATGTTACTATTCGTTCTAGTTTTTCTGCTTGAAATTTAGCTCTCTCTGATTCATTACCATTAAGAATATCTACACGTACTTGTGGTACACCAGATATTTTTTGAGCTAACCTATCAATACCTGATTGTAATAAGTTTGGTGCAGGTAACAAGTCTGCATCTTCTGCATCCATTGAGTTACCAAGTAAAGACTTCATGCCTTCACTACCACCATTTAAAATAGCTTTAATACGAGCTTTACTTACTTGTCGTTCTTGTACTGCTTGTCCACCGACTAACTCAGAGGCGCTTTCAATAATTTCATTGTATGTTTTAAGGTCTAAGTTTTCTATCCCCATGGTGCATCATTCATATTAGTTAATTTAAAATCTCCATAACTTGGTTCGTAATCTGTTCCAACGTCAGCTAGACGTTCTTTTTGCATACGTCTAAATACCTTCATCGGAAACCAACTAGCCATAACTATATCAGTTTTTTCCTTGTTTCGCTTTGAAACAGGTTTACCATCAAAGTATAACAACTGTTGTCTGTATTTTTGTATTTTAGCACTACTTTCTGAATCACCTGTAGGTAAATGTATTTTTCTATTTTCAAACAAATCTGCCATTGCACCTACACCATATAGTGGGTCATGTTTGTTTTTGCCTGTTAAGTGTCCTTGTAACTGAATACCACTACGTAATGTAAATTCTTTTATCTTATCATCTTGACGTATAGCAGTTTGAAAACCGTTTTCTTCTACTATCCATTGACGACAATCATACTTGTGTAACCAATCGGACATTTGGTCAAGTGCAGCCCTTACTCCGCCCCCTTGCCTATTTTCTAAATCTACTAAAAACAATTCGCCTCTATATGCATCTATACCCCAAAGTACTGATGCTTGAAATCCTGATGATGCAGGGTCAAGTCCAGCTACTAAATGTAAATTTCTATAATGTTGTCCCATAACTAAATCTGGTCGCATACATTGGTCAACCATGTTCATAGTAAAGATTTGTGTACCTTCTATGTATGTTTGGTTATAATACACCATCTCAAATATCTGCCTACCACCAGTAGATTCAGCAGAACGTAACCTAGACATTAACCATTTGTGTGAACGTTTAGTAGGCCATAACATACAATCTGTATGTACTTCATCAGTATGTTCTGGTAGTTCACATTCTAGTTTGTGTGCAGATTCAACTATTGATGTAAAGTTATCTGATTCTAAAAGATGGTTATATAAATCATCAGGGTGTTGTCTTGAACCTATAACAACAACAGCTGTGTGTTCTTCTTTACGTGAAGATAATGTTGTTGTCCACCATTGTCTTGTAGATTCTCTTGCACCAGCTTGCATAGTCGTTTGGTGGTCTTCAATGTCATCTGCAATTATTAAGTCACAGTCACGTGATAATATTTTTCCACCTTTACCTACAGCAACCATAGTAGGCGATTTAATACCAGCTACAGTTCTTGTACCTACAGTAAATTGATTTTGTGACCAGTTCTTACCAGAACGGTTATCTGGTTTAAAAGATGTACCTGGGGGACAGTATGCCTCTCTAAGTTCTTCGTTCGTGTCAAGCACGTCTAGGACTGCGCTAAGGGCATTTTTAGCTATATCTTCGTTTCCACCTACCCACATGATACGTAGGTTTGGATTCTTGCATATCTGGTACACAGCAAAATGTATTAACAGTTCTGTCTTTCCATGTCTTGGGGGGCTTAATATTAATAATTCTTTACCGTTATTAATAGAATCTATAATGTTATTTATCCAATTAGTATGAAGGGGGCTGTTTCATACTTCTTACCTAGTTCCGTACGAAAATATTTTTCGCGGAAGCTAGAAAAATTCTTTAAACTCTTTTGTGCATCTTCTGATATTTCCCATCCGTCAGCAGCGATGGAGTTCCTGGTGTCAATTTTGTAGGCAGCTGCCATTCGAGAGACGGTAGCCGAGCTAGTCTCAAGGAGTAAAGATACCTCAGCTACACTAATGTCTCCATTAGCTAGTAACTCGGCGTATCCTTCACTTACGAAAGCTCGGTAATACGTACCTCGTCTAACACTAGCGTAGTCGCCATCATCAGATTTTAGTTCACGGTTAATTGGTTTTTCAACCTTGTCATTATGTCGCTTGTCGGCTGCGAACTGTCTCTTTTGACAGGTAGGTGAACAAAATTTTCTTTGTTTCCCACTTAATCGCTTCCTACAGCCTTGAGCTATACATACAACATTTTGACCCATTTAACTAACTTTCTGTAGATGTTTGCGTAGTGCTAATTATATGGTACTATACTCTCAAATACAAACATCAAACACAAGTAATTTGTTACAGGTGAAGGTGCAATCGGGATGTAGAAAGCTGCTGACTGGCGAGACAGTACACTAGAAAGACAAAGGCAGTACCCAAGGACATTAGAAAGCGTTTGATTAGGCACACAATTACTAATGCCCGCTAGTGCCTAAAAAGACTGTAGCCACCTACAGTATTACAGAAATTACCAGCATATATTTCTAGCCTTACATACTATATATAGAACATCAAGGTTAACACTGGTAGGTCAAACAACACTCAGTAATAAACAGTATTGACAGAATGTCAATTCTTTTATGTACTGTACTGAGTGTCTTTACCTTACGGTAAAGTGACCTACTATATATAGTATCCC